TCGTACATGATAATAACCTTTCATTTAGTAGTTAGTCAAAGAATACAGCACAAACAAGTAACAGGATTAGTATAACGGTTCCTTCGGTCATAAGCTATCCTTTCGGGAATAGAGAAACAATAACAACAGAGAAGAAAACAAATAGCATGGTTAGTTCAAACATGATTAACTCCAATCTTCATCTTGGTTGGTGACGGAATCAACGAAAGACTCAACTTTTACATTAAGATTATTATATTGCTGTTCAACTTTGGTTAGCCGGTTTTGATAATAAGTCAACGCTTTAGTGAATGCCTCTTGCGGTGTTTTCGCTCTCATTGCTAGGTTCATGCCCCTTGTTTTATCATATAGCCAGAAACCATCATTGCATTCTGTAAGAGCTAATGTTTCGGTTAGTTCTATACGGTTTATTGTTTTTGACATGGCAAGCTCTCTTTCTGGCATAATGCCGGTTAATAGTTAATCACCCTATAAGCCCCGCCATTGAATGACGGAGCCAAAGAGGGATTAAAAGTCTTGAATGATGATACCGCCAGTAAACTCAATAACCATTGTATTGTCTAGCAAGTAATCTAACGCAGCTTCTTCTTTTTCATCTTCTTCAAAGGCTTCAAGTTGAGCGTCATAACCGCAATCTGCAACGCAATCAACTGCTGAATCATGTTCGCTAAACTCACAACATAAGGCAATAACGTCAAGCTCTGTTTCGGTTTCGCATTGTTCGTCAAGTTCTTCAATAAAGTCAAAGAGTGCTTCCAGACCATTAGGGAAGTTATCAAGACGATCATAGTTGCGGAATGCATCGCGGAAGTCATTGTAGTTAACTGTTTGTTTCATGATATATCCTCCTATTAGTTAGTGAGTGATTCTATATACTGTTGCAAAACCTTTTCGGCTGTTTCATAAGCATTATCATGGTGTACGTTTAAGACGGTTTCTCTATAAACTATTTCACCGATATAATTGTCTTTATGTATGCGCACTTCAATATTTTTAATAATAGGCTCGTCTTTTCTGTATAAGTCGTGAGTCCATGCATACATTTTGTACCTCCATTCGTTTAAGTTGAGTAGACAATAACACACATACAATGTATGTCAACATAAAAAGATAAATAATTTAAAGAAAGTTTAAATCATGCGATATAACAAACTATCACTATATAGGATAAGACGACACAAGGCAAAGAACAGCGTCCAAGTGATAGAGAGAATCAAACCATACTATCAACAACCAGTTTACAAGATAGGCTGATACAATGGCAAAGGCTGAAAGACAAATAAAGATAGATGAACAAACCCTAACGGTAAGAGAACAGAACAGCCATGCTAAGTTTGATATAACCAAAGGCATAAAGCAACGTGCTAAAGGCATGACGTATCAAGAAATAGCTAATGACCAAGGTATAAGTAAAACCCAAGCATACGAAGGACTAGCACCGTATAAGGAACACTTAGACAAACTACAAGCATATCAAGGTAACAAGAGTACACTACAGGATATGGCCGCTAACAAATGCCTAACTGAGCTACTCAATAAGGATATGGAATCAGAAAAAGCGTCTTCTATTGCCGCTGCTTTCAAGGTATTTAACGATGCAAACCGCTTGGAAACTGGGCAGTCTACGCAGAATGTGTCGATCAAACTGGTAGATTTGACGCAATTTGCAGGGGATGCTACGGAAGACGGTTCGTAAGTGTGCGGAATCGTTACAAGTTGACATATTGGCTGTTATGCGACCATGTAGGATATTCTACAATCGTGTAAGGGGGGGGGAGGGGTCTTTATTGAGGTCGCGGTGAAATTGAATGAGATACCATTTGGGCTACGAATAATTTTTGAAACGCCCTTTATACCATATCGTGTGTATTATTCAGATTGAGAATGCTATCTCACACGGGGGAAACACTTAGTTTTCCATCGTAAGTATATAACTAGCGACCATATATCGCAGATTGGCTACATTATGGCTAAATTTGATAAATACACGGCTATAGGTTGTGCGAGGTGGGCTGGCATTACTAAAGACCAGCTTATAGAATATACAATGAAGACACACTCTCTCACTGAGAAACAAGTTTTGTCGATACGGCAGATGTGTTTAGATCAATATCTTGATAACTTGAAAGATAAAGATGGCGGTTCCTAATATAAGCATACACAACCGGATGCCGATAGTATTCACGTCCGTAGATAAGATAGACCAACCAGAGCGATATTTGGACACCTGTGTACGGTTATTGGAAGGGTACTCCTGGTGCTTTGGATTTGGCACAGCGTTGGGGATATATCGAGATGGTGGATTTATACCCCGTGATACTGATATTGACGTTTGCGTTTATGATGCAGATGCGTTGGCGCTGAGAAAAATTTTTGAAAATGAGTTTGAGTTGATACGGAAGGTTTCGGTGGATGGAGTTTTTCATCAACTGGCGTTTCAGGCTTCAGACTTGATGATCGTGGATTTGTGTTTCTTCTATACGGACGGTGATGATTATGTTTCTCATTGTGAAGGCGGTCATTGGCGTGACGGTAGTGATGTTATTGGTATACCTCGTATGGTGGATACTCGATTTGGTTCTTATCCGGTTCCAGAGAAGATAGAAGATTATTTGGTTAGTCGGTATGGAGATTGGCAGACACCTAAGTACGGGATGCAGTGTTGTTCCAGAAAGGAAGAAAGTTGAGGGTTAGTTTAACCGCCGCCATAATGGATTGCTTTCACCAAGGCCACAAGAATATTTTAGAGGTTATGAAGGCTAATAGCGAGTGGGTGGTTGTTGTTATTCACGACGACTTGGCTTGCTATCGGATTAAAGACAAGATACCAATTCAGACTGTTGAGCATAGGCGTAGGAACATATTACTGACAGGCTTGGCAGATGAAGTTATCATTACCCGTAATATTGACCCCGCAGACGAGTTTTCTGAGGTCATGAGAAAGCATCGAGATTTGGTGTTTATGCGTGGTGACGATAATATAGATTTTCCTGGCAAGTGGATATTAGACCAGAACAAGATACCGATTAAGTACATCGGCTATACAGGTGGTGTTAGTTCCACCGGCATACGGGAAGAGAAAGCTCTTGAATGAGTCTGAATACGTCAAAGCATATAATGACCACCACAGAGCTGCCGGTGTACCTGGAAGCGGTAGTGGTTCGTTGTTGTTGAAATTAGGATTGATAGGCGAGGCTAAGTTGTCCGGTTCGTGTTTGGATTACGGCTGCGGGTGGGGTCAGTTGGCTCAGTCTTTCGATGATTATGTTGGTGTTGATATTTCGTCTGAGGCTATAAATTTGGCGAAGTCTATCAACCCTGGAAAAGATTTTCATCTCTTACCTGTTGAGTTAGACCGGCAGTTTGACTTCGGTTTGTGTTTGAGTGTGTTAACACATTCTCTTTCACCGGCTGAAGTATTGGCTGATTTGTTTAAATACGTGCCTGTGGCTTTAGTTGATATTATTCATGGCGAGGGTGGCGATTGGCAGTTGATGAAGCGTAACGTCGATGTGTTTGACGGTTACGAGTTTAAATATGTAGGTTGCAACATCTCCCGCTATGGCATAGAGCATAGCTACTACAGAATAGAAAGGGCCACTGGTGAATAAGGTGATTACGTTGATGAAAGGAAAGTGATGCAGAAGTTTGACAAGTACGAGTTATGTTTCGCGTGTGCGAATGACCCGCATGAGTCGGGGAAGTTTTGGAAGCCGAAGTACAACAAGGAGACGAAGTTAATTACAGCTGCTTGTGGTCTATGCGCTTATGAAATCGAGAGGGAGGTAGCAGGGATTTCAGTTTCTTGAGAGTTTCTTTCTCGATAAGCTTGTCTTTCTTCATACCTTCTACTTCAAAGTGCAGGAAGATTAGGAACTCTTCAAAGTTGACTCCTGGGAGTTCTTTGGCTTTGAGTTCTAATTCTAATTGAGTCATCATTAAGTACGAGAACAGAAATATTGTGAATAAAGTTTTCATAATTTGTCTCCTTTGATTAGAACTATACACGATAATTTTAAAAAGTAAAGGAAAAAAAATGGGATACAGAGGCGATAGTAGAAATCCATACAACAAGATGCGGAAAGAAGACCCAGCCCCAAAGGGTACACAGATGGGCAATGCACAACTGAAGGGCGCCATCCTGAAATATGAAATGGGTGAGCCTTTAACTGAAACACAAAAGAAAGCCTTAATAGCCGCAGGGCATGTTCCAAAGAACGCATTTAACAAGTGATTAAGTTTGAGCCTCGAAAAGATTGCAGATACAAGCATGACTATATCAAGATTTTTAAAGCTATCGAGGCCGGAGAACTACCTGAAGCCGCAACGTACAGAACTCTAATCCTTCAAGACCTGTTCTTCATCGTTTGTTTTGTAATGGGTATCGAGAAGGCGAACCACCCGTTTGTCGTCAAGATGTGCCGTGAGGTAGAAGACGGGCCACAGTCAGACACGATAGATATTTGGGCGCGATTTCATTTTAAGTCCGTTATTATTACTCAGGCCGAAACTCTCCAATGCGTTTTAAAAGACCAGAAGAGATGCAACGGTATTTTTGCTTACGCTAGACCACTGGCAAAGGCGTTTTTAAGGTCTATCAAAACATTGTGTGAGGAAAGCGATCTTTTAAAGATGGCGTTTCCAGACGTGTTATGGCAAAACCCTCAAACCCAAGCCCCTAAGTGGTCTGAAGATGACGGGCTGGTTTTCAAGGGTGCGAACTCAGCTCGTAAGGAATCGAACATAGAGGCGTGGGGATTGGTAGAAGGTATGCCAACAGGTCGTCACTTTGAGAGAAACGTATTCGACGATATTGAAACCGACGATATAAAAGACTCTCCCGACATGCTGGACAAGGTATTTTCTAAGTTTGAAATGTCCTATGTCAACCTCGGAACAGGCTCAGACGATGACATTAGAAGAGTTATTGGTACTTACTATGCTCACCTTGGCCCTATTAAGCGGGTTGAGGAAATGATTAACCCCTCAAACAACGAGAAGATTTTTCACGCTAGGATAGTTCCAGGCTCTACAGACGGTACGGCTAATGGCGACCCTGTGTTGATGGAACCTAAGACGTGGGAGATTGCTAAAGCCTCACGACATTTTAATTCACAGCAGTTATGTGACCCGACACCGAAAGGCGACATTAAGTTGGATTCGTCCATGATGACGTATATCGACCATGAGTTCATTCCGTTGGATAGGATGAAGTTTATGATCGTTGACCCTGCCGGTGATAAAGACAAGCAGAAGTCCGGTAGAGACTGCTGGGCAATGGGAGTGTTTGGTGTTGTGCCTTCGATTGATGAAGTAGGTACGTCCGACATTTACATTGAAGATTTAATTATTGAGCAGATGAATCATTCTGGTTCTGTTTTAACTGGAACGAATATGTATTTGCGTAACGGGATGATTCAGCAACTCGGTATAGAGAAAGTCGGTCAGGCTACCTTTGACGACCACATGGCTGCGGCTTTGAGGGCTAAAGGACGGCACGTATCAAACGACGTTGGTAACATGGTTATTCTCAAACCAGAACGAGGTAAAGGGATTACTAAGCATACTTCTATTGAGAGTGCTATTGCATGGCCGTTGGCTAACGGAAAGATTAGATATAGTTCTGCTATTCCACAACCGTACATAGACCGGCTGAAAGCAGAGATGGACAAGTTCCCTCTCTGGCACGATGACGGTTTGGACTTATTGAAGTATTTGTACGTGATGTTGAAAGATTTTAGGTTTAGCACAGACCAGAAACAGAAACCTCTGCGTCAATCAAGGATTAGTGTAGCATGACAGAATTTGAAACTAGAGCAGTGCTAGAGCTTCAAGATGCCATCGAAGATATGGAAGAGTTGCAACAGCAACGCGAGTACATAATGAGGGCATACGAAGGTGAAGCTGTCGATATTGACGGGGTGAAGCTCCAAGATATTAAAGGCCGTTCTCAAATCAACCAAACTGATGTAGCCGACACGATTGAATGGGTTATGCCAGCATTGATGTCTATTTTTTACGGTGGGCATAATATCGTTGAATTGCGACCACAAGGCCCAGGTGATGAACAAGCCGCTAAGTTAATGCAGGAAAAGGTTAACTACGACTTCACTAAAGGCATGGACGGATTCAACCTGTTTTACGATTGGTTTAAAGACGGGCTGATGAATAAGCTCGGAGCCGTGAAATATTGGTGGGACGAGTCAGAAACCCAGAAAAAAGAAGAATACGAAGAGCTTACAGAGGAAGAATACGCTGTATATGCCAACGACGAAGACTTTGAGATTACTTCCGAAGAGATGGTTGTCGCTTCTGAGGCTATTGAAGACGAATTTGGTACAGTAATCAAACCAGAAATAGTATATTACGACATAAAAGGTACGAGAACTACTAAATCAGCAAAGCCGATGGCCGAAGCAGTACCACCTGAAGAGTTTATTCACAATCTTACGATGAAATCCATCGAAGAGGCTGAATTTGTCGCTCATAAGAAGCGGGTACACAAGAATTTCCTAAATAAGTACGATGTAACCGTCAATGACGCTCCTGCAAACGCCTCAGATCAAGCCTCAGACGTTCTCCGTGACGAGAGATTTGAAGATATTGGCGGTATTGGTTATTTGCAAGACGATGCAGACGATGATTACGTATACATATACGAATGTTATCTATACGACTACGACTCTGATGGAAATAAGTCACCTAAGAAAGTATTAATTTACGGTGATGAGATTTTAGAGCAAGAAGACAACAGTTACGGCAAACCACCATTTTGCGTATTAACGTCTGTAAGGAAGCAACATCGCGCAGTCGGGTATTCTATCGCAGAATGGGTTATGCAGCTTCAGAAGCTCAATACGGCGCTTACAAGGGCTATTCTGGACAACATTTACTACCAGAACAACGGTGTCGAGGTTGTCAACCCGTATCGCTTGAATATGGATGACGTTTTAGACAACAATCATCCTGGTGCTAAGTGGCGAACCGCTTACGATATTGACCCGTCACGCTGTATTGCTCCTGTAGCAATGAACCCACTACCACCTTCAGCATATAATATGCTTGACACGGTGCAAATGTGGAAAGAGAACCGCACAGGTATCACTCGTTACAACCAAGGGCTTGATTCCAAGTCTTTAAATAAGACCGCTTCAGGTATTAATCAGATTATGGGTGCGGCCCAGCAAAGAATCGAGTTGATTGCTAGACTTTACGCTGAAACGGGAGTGAAAGACCTGTTCCAAGCGTTTGTTGACATGAACCTTGAGTATTTCGATGCTGAAATGAATATTAGGTTGAATGAAGAGTGGCAAGAGGTCAACCCAGAGTTACTAGACGGTAAATACGACCTGTCAATTGACGTAGGTGTTGGTACGGGTTCAAACGACATTAAGATTAACCAGTTAATGCAAATGATGGACAGAGCGCCATTAGGTGCAGAGGCCGGTGTTGTTACTCCTGAAAACCTCCATCAAATGCTGAAGAGTGTTTATGAGCTTATGGGCTTTAAGAACACCGACAAGTACACAACTGCCCCTGCAAAAGCGCAAGGGCAGATACCACCGGAAATAGTAAACGCAGCGTTTGGAATTTTGCAAGAGAAAGGAATAGATGTAAATGGACTTATTCAAGCGGCTTCGCAGGTCGTTGAGCAAGGAGCAGAAGGTGGTCAAGGGCAAGGAGGCCCAGCACCTCAGTAATCATTTCCTAACAGACGAGTATGTAGAAGACGTACTATTCAAACTCTTTACCGAATGGATTGGTACAGAGATAAACGAAACGAGTAAACGAGAGATAATTTTCCAACATGCTCAGTCAATTCAAGGCTTCAAGATGTACTTAACCAACCTTGAGACTGACAAGAAGATGATCGAACAAGAGTCGCCATCTTAAAGGGCGCAAACAACTTTATGGTGTCGCCGACCAACGGGCGAGAAAGGTACAAGAACATGGCAAGAGAAACAGAACTAAGTCAATCTGATATTGACGCAAAATTGGCAGCACTTGAAGAAGCACCTCAAGAAGAAGAAGTCGAAGTCGAGCCTGAACAAGAAGAGGTTGTAGAAGAAGAAGAGGAATCAGCCGCCTCTGAGGACGACACGGATTATGAAGAACCTGCGGAATCGGCGGGTGACGACGAAATTGAGGAAGAGGAAGACGAGGCAGAACTCAACGATGCAGAAGCAGGGCTACTTAAAACCGCTGTAGCAGAACGCAAAAAGCGGCAAGAGTCTGAGCGCAAACTTGAGGAAATCCAAGAAACCCTCAAAAAACTTGAAGAAACGGTTGTAAGTTCGCAAGCACCTCGCACACTTGAAGATGCATACGAGCGCGACCCAAAAGGCGTTACTGAGAATATTAACGCTAATATTGCCCAAGCTGCTGAAACGGGTGACACACTGGAAGTCGAAAGACTGCGCGATCTAAAGGAAGATTTGCGGGTACAGTCTCGGCAAAGAAAAGAAACACAAAAACTGCAACAAAGCAAACAGACAGAGATTGACACACTCCTATTTTCGAGTATACCAGACTTCTGCCAAGAGAAGGCCAGGGCGTTAGCTGAATTTGCACTTGAAGAACTCGGTTACGAGACTATGGACGAAATCAACGATAAAACTCACGCAGGAAAACGTGGGGTTGAGGGAATCCGTGAGATTATCCGAATTAACAAACTTTACGAAAAGGCCCGCGGTAAGGCTAAAGCCCCCGCAACGGCAAAGAAGAAGAAAGTTAAAAAGGCTACTCAAGTTGAGAAGACCGGAGCAGGTGTAAAACAGAAAGTTAACACTGAAGCACAACTTATTGCAAAAGCAAAGAAGTCAGGTGACAAAGATGATTGGGCCGCTGTTATAGAGGCCAGATTGGGGTAGTCAATCTCTTAGGAGATTAAAGTGGCTGATTCCAAATTTCAAACTTATCAAGCAATCGGTAATCGTGAAGACCTAACGGACATCATTGAGAACATAAGTCCATTAGAAACTTTTGTCACAAGTAACACTAAAACTGTAGGGGCTGCGGCTACCTACCACGAATGGCAAACTGATGCACTCGCCGCTGCTGCTCAAAATGCGGCTATTGAAGGTGCTGACGCTACTGCTACTTCGGCAACCCCGACTGTCCGTGCCGGTAACTACACTCAGATTCTTCAGAAGACCTACATGGTCACTGAAACTCAGGACGTGGTTAACTCCGCAGGTCGTAAGTCGGAACTGAACTATCAAACTCAGAAGAACCTCAAAGAACTGGCAAAAGACATTGAGTACGCACTCGTTGTCAATACTACTGCCGCTTCTGGCGCTTCTGGTACCGCCCGTACTCTGAAAGGTATCTCTGGTTGGATTGCAACTAATGTAACCACTGGTACTGGTACAGGCACCGAGGCTCTTACCGAAGACATGTATAACGACAACCTGCAACTTATTTGGGCGCAGGGTGGTCTGGCCCCGTTTACTACGCTTTGTGGTGCATTCCAGAAGCGTAAGTTTGACGGCTTTACTACCAACACACGTTATGCCATGGCTGATGAGAGCAAACTGACCTCGGCAGTCAACGTGTACGAGTCGAGTTTCGGTGTTTGTTCGGTACGTCTGCATCATACCATGAACACTTCGCTGGCTGGTGTAGTCTTTACACTTGGCGATATGGACTTGTGGTGCAAGGCAAATCTGCGGCCTACTAAGCGTCGTGAGATTGCGAAAGTTGGTGATGCTGATAAGTATCAGATCATCTGTGAGATGACTCTTGAGAGTCGTCAGGAAAAAGGTAGTGGTAAGATTACTGGTTTGACCACTAGCTAAACTCTAACCGGAAAGGGGGTTGTGGACGCACAGCCCCCTTCTTTTACTTATGATTATTAAAGACACACTACAGAATGTAATGCTAGACGGCGACGATATGGTGTTTAACCACATTAAGGACTCGTCACTAGAGATGGCTCAGGCTCATAAGTTCCGCCAGAATAATGACGGTAATTGGTCAGACAATAGGGATATGCGTCTTATCGGAAGCATTGATGAACTCGCATACCAGAAGTTATCCAAAGAGAAGCCTGAGATTGCGAGAGATGCAAACCTGCTAAAGAAGTGGCTATACGAAACAGAAGAAGGGCAGGTATGGAAAACTAACACAGCATTAGATACCGGCAAAAGCGGCAAGGTTATAGTTAAGTAACCAGAAAGGTACAAGATGGCTAAGAAGCCAGGAAGACCATTCGTAAACGAGTGGGCAGGAAAGAAAAACTTAAAGTTGAATCTTGGGTGTGGCGACCACATTGAAGAGGGCTACATCAATATCGACATTGCTGCTGAATGCGACCTACAGTTGGATTTAGAGAAGGGTAAACTGCCTTTTGACAATGAATCTGTAGACACTATCTACGCTTCGCAAATTATGGAACATATTACCAACTTTATTCCGTTGATGAACGAATGCCACAGAGTTTTAGTGCCGAAGGGTAAGTTGAACATTCAAGTTCCTTGCTACCCCTCACCACAGGCGTTTAGTGACCCGACTCATGTGCGTTTCTTCACAACTGAATCGTTTAAGTATTTTGACAAACGTAACGACCTGTATAAGAGACACGAGTACGGTATTAAGCCATTTAGTTTCTACTTTGCCAACCTTCAGCATGGTTGGAACTTGTGCGTGGAGTTGCAAAAGTGAAAATAACAGGATTCATTAGAGACAACGGAGCCTGTGGTTTTCATAGAGTAAAACAACCACTTGAAGCCCTAAAAAAGAACGGTATTGACGTATCGTTTATCGAGAAGGGCGATAGGGCAAACGACATATCTGAAAGGATAGCAAACTCTGACTTATTTGTAATCCCTCGGCCTAGCGAAACAGAAATAATGGATTTCTTTCCTACGGCTAGGGCTTACGGCAAAAAGATAGTAGTTGAGCATGACGATAACCTGTTGGCTGTTTCCCCGCTTTCCCAACACTACCACGAGTGGGGTACAGAAGAAGTAAAGCTTGATCGAGGTGGTAAACTTGTAGATTTGTGGATAGACGGCAAAACCTTCGATTTAAAGGCAAACAGGGAACGGATAGAAAGAGTAAAGCAAGCGATTAGCCAAGCAGACGCATTAACTGTAACGACCCCTGGACTTGCTGAAGCGTATCGGGAGTACAACGACAACATTCACATTCTCCCTAACTGCGTTGATTTGGAAGTATGGAAAAAGTTACCTCTCAAACGTGAAACGGACGAGATCAGGCTTTTTTGGTCAGGTGGAGCTAGTCATTATGAAGATTGGGTACAAGTACAAGAATCCTTACCTGTTTTATTCGATAAGTACGACAACCTTAAACTCGTTATCTTGGGTACAAAGTTCGACGGGACACTCAAGGGTGTTCCTAAAGACAAAATAGAATATCACAAGTGGGTTCCGACTCCGGCATACCCATACAAAGTCCAGATACTTGACGCTGACATTGGTATTATTCCTTTACGAGATACAGAGTTCAACAGAGGTAAATCTAACCTCAAATGGATTGAGCAGGGTGCTTTAAGCGTTCCTTGTGTGACTTCTGCCGTTACGCCTTATATCGAGAGTGATGAAGGTGGCAACGGTGTGTTTATAGAGAACAATTCGACAGAAGGTTGGGTTAAGGGCGTTTCGTTGCTTATAGACGACCCGATGTTGAGATGGGATATGGGCGGTAAGGCTTACAATACTGTCAAGAGAAACTTTGATATTAACACGCAATGGAAACAGTGGGAAGAAGCCTACAGAAAGGTTTTAGAGTGAAAATACTCGTAACAGGCGGTTCGGGGTTTATTGGTAGCCATTTTGTCGAACACGTCATTGAAAACACAGACTTTGAAGTAACTGTACTTGATTCCCTCAACTACGCTGGTGATTTGGAAAGACTGACTCATTTACGTGAGCAAGTACGCTTTATCTACCACGACCTGCAAGCACCGATTATCGCTGGCAAGGAAGAACGCCTTGGGCAGTTTGATTACATTGTTCACTTCGCTGCTGAGTCGCATGTAGAAAACAGTTTACACGACCCGATGAAGTTTGCCATGAGCAATACTATCGGCACAGTGAATATGCTTGAGTTTGCCCGTAGACAGAAAGACTTGAAGTGCTACGTGCAGATTAGTACAGATGAAGTATACGGCCCAGCGCCTAAAGGTGTTTATTACAAAGAGTGGGATAGAGTGAAACCTTCCAATCCTTACTCTGCGGCAAAAGCCGGTGGTGACGCTATGGCAATCGCTTACTCAACGTGCTACGAGATGCCGATTATTATAACTAGAACGATGAATAACTTTGGTGAGCGCCAACATCCAGAGAAGTACGTAGCAATGGTTATGAAGAAGGTCATCAATAACGAGAAAGTGACAGTACATGGAACTGAAGACAATATTGGCCAAAGGTTTTGGTTACACGCTCGGAATCATGCTGACGGTGTTTTATTCCTTCTTAATCGTTATACTGACGATATGCGAGGAGATATATTCAATATCGCGGGTGATGAGTATAACAATCTCCAAATTGCGGAGATGATCGCCAATTCATTAAGTAAAGAGTTGGACTATGAGCTTTTGGACTTCCATAAGACTCGCCCTGGACATGACTTACGATACGCTTTAGATAACACTAAGATGACAAAACTTGGTTGGACTCCTCCGGTAGAAATGGTTGAGTCTTTGGATAGAACAGTTAAGTGGACATTGCACAACCCAGAATGGTTATACGGGAGCTAATATGACGGTAAGCGGTTCATACAATTTCGACCAAACAGCTATGGAGTTATACAAGGACGCTTTGTATAATATCGGTGCTGTGCCAATTGGTCACACACCTTCGGCAAAAGACGTAGCGATTTGTAGTCGTGCGTTGAATCGCATTATCAAAGCGTTACAGAACGACCATGTGTATTTGAACGCTGTCACCTTGAGAAATTACGACACTGTGGCTGGAACTATCACGTATCAAGCCGTAGATGGTGTGAAAAAGATCATTGGAACGCCTTATTTGAAGATTGACGGTAACGATACGCCATTGAATGTTATTTCTCGGCAGGATTACGACACAATCGTTACTAAAGGCGGCTCAGGTCAACCAAGTGACGTTTTTAACGATTACTCTACCTCACCCCCTACCCAGTACCTATATCCGTCTCCTGCGGCTGTTTACGCGGTCTATTATCGCTCTGAGGACGTTTTAGACGACATTGACCTCTCTAGCGAGACAGTCAACCTACCTTCCAACGCATTAGACATGCTTTTAGCCGGATTGAGTTACGAATTATGTAAACCTTACCGGCAGACGACTTCATTCCGCACCGAACTCGGACAAGAGTTTGAACTCAAGAAACGACAATTCAAAGCTGGCGATATTGCCAGAGATGGCGACGATAAAGTAGCGCCTCAATGGGTGGTATAAATGAGTAAAAGAGTTAGCCAACTAGATATTTTCCAATCTGGATTCCGTGATGATAACGACGCTCCTGTTGCCGGTGGTTCGGCAGAGTTCTACACAGCAGATCAAGCGTACACAACCCCTAAAAACGCATACACAACTAAAGCGAAAGACGCGACACTAACAAGTGTGACACTTGACGCTAACGGGGCTTATCCAAACGGGTTGTTTTTTGACGGTGCTACGGTTTACGATATTAGAGTCAAAGACTCAGCCGGTGCTACGGTACGTGATTACGCTAATGTGAAAACACCACAAAGCACATACAACGCAAGCACTAAGACTGGTGCTTACACTGCTGTTTTTGACGACGATGCTTTAACTTGTGACGGTACATTCACGGTTTCACTATACCCTGTTGCTAGTTTTCTATTGCCATTGACAGTGAAGAATATCGGACTGGGCACGATAACTGTAGCCGCAGACGGTTCAGAGTTAATCGACGGTGGCGCTAGTATAACTTTATCGGCAGGGGTTACCCGCGAATTATTTGTTTCTGGTGGACAGTGGTATGCAAAAGCAACTACCTCCGGTACTGACTTTACCGACACAACTCTCATAGCAGGAACAAACATAAGTTTTGATTCTAGTGGTGGCACAACAACTGTAAATGTACCAGACGCTTCAGAAACAGTTAAGGGTGCTATAGAGATAGCAACACAAGCAGAAGCAGACGCTGGCACTGCCGCCGCCTTAGCATTAACTCCGGCAACCATAGCATCTCTAGCACTTGGACAATCTTTAGCTGACCCAGGATATGTAACACTTCCTGGTGGCTTTATTCTCCAGTGGGGTACTAGAAGTATGACAGATAATGATGAAGATACTTTCGATTTACCCCTTGCATATCCTACCGCACATTTAGCAGCGTGGGCAAGTCCAACAGATTTAATAGCACAAGGTATTTCGAACTGGACTACAGCCGCCGCAAGCCCTGTAAGTCTTACACAGATTTTGGTTCAGTATAATTGCTCTGCAACAGACACACAGAACATTCAGTGGTTTTCAATAGGGTATTAAATGCCAACAAAATCTATACCCTTTAGTGGGGCAAATAAGAATGCTGACGAAGGTATGCAGAACGCCCTCGGTTGGGATTTATATAATGGAATTGTAGACGAGTTAGGAAACTTGCGTCGAGTTCCAGGTTACACGTCTTTCGCTACTCTAATGACCGGCTACGGAGTAACTGGACTACACTACAACGAGGCCAACGATAAAGTTGTGTGTGTTTCTGGCGCTCATGTGTTTATTATCGAGGAAGATGGCACGACTACTGACGTGACTGGTACGGGTATTCCTGTGATTGGAACGCTGTGTACTTTCGCCGACTTCAAAGACGACGTGTATATTGCCAACGGTGTGCAGATTATCAAATGCCCGATGGACGGTGTTACGACTACTACATACGTCACTGACGTAGATGCTCCGACAGATGCGTTGTGGATAGCCAATATCAACGACTACCTTCTCGCTAACTCTGGCATAGACGGTACGGTTAAGTTTTCCGATACGGGAACACCTGAAGTATGGGCTGGTGAGTTCTTTTCCTTTGACTCGACAAACGACAAGCTACAGTTCATGGGAGTCGCAGAAGGTACAGACCGTATTTACGGATTCGGCACTAACTCTACACAGGCTTTCCGTAACGACACGTCTACTCCGTTTGTTGACGAGGCTCAGGAATTTGTAACAAGAGGTTCTATTTCTCGCTATTCTCCGGTTTGGGGTGAAAACCCTGATACGTGGTATTTTGTAGATCGCAAGAAAAACCTCTGTAGGATTTCTGGCAGGACAGCGCAACGCCTACCTACGAAAAACTATCGTGGACTCACTGCGTTTCTTGAGCCGCTTTACTGTGAAGACCTGCAAGCGTTCTTAGTTTACTCAAACGGTTATCATTGGTACGTGGCTAATCTCCCAACAGAGCAGAAGTCGTTTGCCTACAACATTGATTTAGACCAATGGGGAGAGTGGGCATATTACGACACTAACAAAGCAGAGTATCAACAATTCCGCGCTCAGTGTTCCACATACGCCTCTGGTTGGCAGTTAAGCCTCTTAGGTGATAGTAGGTCTGGAACAGTTTACTCAATGTCTCCTACGACCTATACGGCCAACTCAGACTTAATCCGCACGACAATTAGAACAGGGTTTATCAATCGCGGCTCTAGCCAGATTACTAAATTCTGCAACAGGATTTCAGGGCGAGTCATCAAGAAGAATGTCAACAACGCCGATGGTACTTTGAAGGTTGCTATCAGGTGGCGTGAGACTAATTTAGAATCTGCGTGGCAACAGGAAGAAGTAGACTTGTTTACGCTTGACGGGTTGGATTACTTCTACTTCATTAACGGATTAGGTAAGTACACAGACCGGCAATGGGAGATAGTTGTTACTTCTGATATTGATTTTCAAATGACACCACCTATGGAAGAATACGACGAGAGTTATCAATAATGGCAGATTTATTTGTCACACCACCTAGAGCAGACGACCAAGTAGATCGTTGGCGGCAACGCATTAGCGAACTATTAAACCAATCGGCATACGGTGGGTTTGAAAAGCATCCTGGCCCTAAAATGACTGCGGCTTCCGTTACTGTTCCAACAGGTACGATCACTTCCGGTACGGTTGCAGATACGTTCTACAAAGACCAAGTTTATCTCACTGTTCAAGAAGCAGCCGGTGGTGGCGGCAACGAGAGATTCGATATACAGTTTTCGTTTACCGGCCTTGTTAATCCACCTGAGATAATGTCTTTTCTTGGTTATTATGAAGGGAACACAGGACATGACGTATTTCTGTATATTTGGGATTTTGTAGGTTCTGCTTGGGATAGAGTTACAGCTGCTGGTACAGACTTCCCATCCACTTCAGCAGAATACGCCCTTACTTTCAATTTACCGACCGATGCTAAATACTTATCAGGTGGTGAGGTTATATTAAGAATTTACCATAGTTCAGCACCTAGTTCATCACACTTTATGTATATTGATTACATAGCAGTTGAAGAGCCGACTTATTACGTTGTGATGGCAGGTAGTTATGTTGACGTGACAGATGTGACAGCGTACCCGAACAAAGGTGTTTCAATTAACGAGACTACTGGAGAGGTAACAATACTTCAAACCGGCAATTACGAAATGTCAATCACTACTTGTTTTTCAGGTGATGTAGCCGCATACGAATTAGGTCTGTTTGTCAACGATGTGGAAGTTAAAGACGTTTGGGACAGAGACATTGGCACGATAGGCCAAGTCGGTTCTGCGGCTGGACGTTATAACGCTAAATTTGAAAAAGACGATGTTATTAAACTAGCGTTTACGGCAGACAAAGACGATGCACACGTTTCGTTATATGATTTAACATTGAACATAACGCAGAAGCAGATTTAAGGGGTACGCATGGGATGGTTAGACAATAAGAAACCAACCACCGATAAGGGCGTTTGGGCGCAATATTACGGCTCTGCTGGTGATATTGATAATCGGGCGCAAAAGTTACAATCAGCCTATGGGCAGTATGAAGGTAACGAATACTTTGAAGGGCTATACAACCCAGAATTATATAATTCCCGTTCAGTAGGTGATTGGTGGGCGCAAACAGCCGCAGGTAAAGTTGACCCTGCATTCAGAAGTTGGGAAGGACAAAGCCAATATGCTGCTATGCGTGAGCTATTCGGTGATGACCCGTCTAAGATACCGCAAGAACTTTGGGGCGTATTAGGCGCAGCAACAACATATAAACCTGGAAGTTCCTCTTGGGGAGAAATTACAACTGCGCTAGACCCTACATTGGGGAGTCAAGCGGCTAGATTATCTGGTAGCGACTCATTCAAGCCTAGCAATATTGGTAGTGCTTTAGGTGACGCTGTAGATCATTACGGGAAAGCACTTGAGGCACAAAACCAATTATTCAACCCACTCGCTTATGGTGGTAAAAACGACTGGAAGCAAAATAAGGACAAATTAGATTTCCAAGCGTTTGCGGCTAATAAGGATTGGACAACTGGTCATCCTGGCGCTAAGGCTACAGCAGAGCAATCACTTGACGCTGGGTTCGACCCGATGGAAAACCTTGAGGGAATATCGGCTAAAGTTGGAAGTATTGCCGGTGGTATCGGTGGTGTTATTCCTGGTGCTATTGCCGGTGGTGCGGCTGGTTGGGGATTGGGTTCTCAATTTGGTGAAGATGCAGATTACAAGAGGGCTTATAATGCGGCTGGTATTGGCGCTGGTTCTGGTGTTGTATCTGGTTATCTCTCTGGAAATGATGGCGGTAGTTCTGGTGCTGCCGCTGGCTCAGAAGGTCAACTTATGGGTGACGTTGCTGCCTTAAAAGGTGCAGAAGCTGGAATAACGGCTGGCGCTAATGCCGGTGGTTATGCCGGAGCAGTTAATGGCTATACACCTTGGGAAGAATTGGTAGCGACTGGTCAAGAATACGCAAGCGACCCTTCTGGGTACGCACAGAGCAATACGACAGATTATATTAACGATAGATATTTAGGTGGTTACGGAGACAACGCTATGGCTGGTGAGATGGGTTTAAAAGATTGGATTGGGTTGGCTGGTGATGCAGTTGATATGTACGGTCAGTATCAAGCGGCTGGACAAGCTCAGGATGCTATGCGGCAAGGTATGGCTGTTAATCAAGCGGCTGCTGATTATGCGACCAATGCTTACAACCCTTACATGCGAGCAGGTATTCAGGGTTTGGGTGGTTTGCAGAGCATGGGTAGTTACGACCCTACTACTGACCCTCAATACCAAATGCAAATGGAAGAAATGGCACGTAGGATGAACATGCGTTCTGCGGCTATGGGTATGGGTAGGACTTCTGCTGACTTGCAATCAAGGGCGGCTATGGGTGCTGGTATTTACGGGGACGCTTGGAACCGTGAGTTAGGCATGAACCAGATGCTTACGGGTTTAGGTCAGTACGGTGCGACAGGTGCGGCTAACGCTCAGATCGGCCAAGGCAACACAGCCGGTAATTACCTCACAGGTATTGGCAACTTACAAGGTCAACAAACTGCCGGTATGTATAGTGGTATCGGTGACTTGCTTGCTGAACCTGCTAAACGACAACAAGAACAGCAGGACTACCAAATGATGGCTAATTACGTAGCAGCGATGAATAGGGGTTAATTATGGCGCTTAAAAACATGGAAGAACTCCGCAGGATGCGGGGAAATTCAGCTAACATGATGATGCAACTAGAGCAGGAGAGGTTTAAGCGTCAGCAGTATAACGACTTGATTGCTCGGCAACAACAAGCTGACGCTATGGCTATGCAGAAGCAAAAAGGTCAAGAGTTTCTAGGTACTGTTATACCCGACCTTATTTCTCAAAACCAAGGGAACCCTCAACAGTTTATGGCAGACTTGGCTACAGTGGCCCAATCATCTCCTGTACCATTGCAGTATAACGACCTTATCCAAGGTGTGAATGCGTATAAAGGTATGCAACCACCAGCCGCAAAGTTTGGCTATAAACATCGGAGTAGGCCGGTTGAAGGTGGAACACAGTTTGAAACATCAAACGACTCAGGCATGACATGGACACCAGAAGGGCCGGTTAAAGCACCGACTGCTTCAAGTGGAGGTGGTAAGGCCGTAGACGCTAAAGACAAGGCGTTTGCTAAAACATATATTAGTTGGGTAGCCGAAGGTGGTTCTGCTGACTCTCAAAGACAGATAGCGCAGGTAGACGAGGTGTTGACAGCACTTGAGTCTGGGAAAGAACTAACCGGCCCGATAACTGGGACTGTTGGTAATATACCGCTGATAGGGCAGACAATGCAGAGCGTTATCAACCCAGAGGCTATCAACGTAAAAGAGAAACTAGAAGAAGTTGTCCAGCGTAACTTGCGTGTTGTTCTTGGCGCTCAGTTTACAGAGAAGGAAGGCGAGAGGCTTATCAGTAGAGCATATAACCCCAAACTTGATGAAGCCACAAACGCTATGCGAGTTAGAAAACTTCTATTGCAAATGCAGAAAGCAGCATCAATGAAAGACGATGCCTCTAAGTATTTTGAAGCGAATAACACACTAGACGGATGGCAAGGTCAAATGCCAACTATGTCCGACTTTATGAACATTGATTTCGATGAACAAGGCCCAGGTCGCGGTGGTGGTGGAATTAAAGTTCTCAGCATAACATCAGGAAACTAATATGGCGATTGCAGAAGTACAATTACCAGATGGCAGAATAGCAAAACTTGAAGTGCCTGACGGAACATCAGAGCAGGATATTATCGCTTTTGTCCAGCAGAACTATGGTGGCGAAGACGGTACGACTCCGCAAGAACCACTAGCACCTGAATGGGCGCAAGAAAACCCTAATCTTTACGGTGCTGTCGGTGCTGGTGCTGAAATGTTGAAACCAATCCTATCTATGGGTGGTTTAATCGGTGGTGGTATTGTCGGAACTCCTGGTGGCCCACCTGGAATGGTAGCGGGTGCTGGTCTTGGTTATGGCATGGGTGAAAACATTAACCGCCAGATGGACGTTGCGCTTGGTAACGAACTTCCATACTCAGGAATGATCGAAGCGGCTAAACAAACTGCGGCTGACGTTGGTACTGGTGCGGCATACGAGATGGGTGGTCAAGCTGTTGGGCCTATGCTTGGTGCTGTTGCTAGACGTGCGGCTCCATTAGTAGAAAGACTACCTATCGTTGGTCGTCCTACTGCTGGTCGTGGATTACCTGGAACTCCTGGTAGGGCTAAAGTTGATGCTGGTGAAGCGTTGCTTGAAGCTCAACCTAAAACTATTGATGACCTCATTGCTTCAGGAAAGACAGAGATGGAAACCGCTATGGCCGCAGAACGTGCTGGCGTTGGTGGTAGACTAACTGAAGCAGAACTTACAGGCAACAAGCAGTTAGCGTTGATGGAACAAGCGCAAGCAAAAGCCGGTGGTGGAGTAGACTTCGCTGGCAAGATGCTTCAAGAGAATGAAGCGGCTGTACTCGCAGGACGTAACCAAGTTGAGAACGTCATTGCCGGTGGTCAAGTAGTGCCTATCTCCAAAGACGAGTTAGGTGCGGTTGTCCGTGAGTCACTTAAACTGCGGCATAAGGAATCATACGAAGCTGTTACTGAAGCATATAAGGCGATACCAGAAAGCGTTACTGTTGGTGTAGGAAACACAGGAAAAGAAATAAACGCTATCATTAAGCAAATGACAGCAGACGGTGATGTTGGCCTAATGACCCCTGCTGGTCAGAAAGTATTAGGTATTTTAAAAGAAGTTCTAGTTGGTAAAGCGCCAACTCAAGCCCCACAAGTAGCCGGTAAATATCGCGCTCAAATAGGAAGTGCTACCGCACCCAAGCCAAAGACAGTTTCATTAACTCGTCTCTCTAATCTGCGTAGGCAAATAAGTGATGTTGCGAGTGCTGCTTATTCTTCAGGTGAGAAAACAACATGGCGGTCGCTAACTCAGTTTAGAAGTAAAATTGACGACATTATAGAAGCTGGAGAAGGTATAGCACCTCAGTACGCTGAACAATCTAAGATTGCCAGAGAAACATTCGCTAAACATCGTGATATGTACGAATACGGTAAGATTGCTGATGTGCTAGGCACAGGTAAAGAGTTCGGCGGCATGAAGATTGTCGAAGAGGCGATACCAAGTAAGTTCTTCTCTTCTGGCTCTATATCACCAGCCAAGCAGTTGATTGAAGTGGTTGGCAAGGAAGAGGCTAAGAAGTTGGCGGTTGAGTCTGGCAAGGCTGAAGCAATCAGAGTTATGCAATCAGCAACAGAACCTAAAGCGTTGATGAATTGGCTCAAGCAAAACGAGCGTGTCTTTGAAGTGTACGGTATTAAGCCTAGCGAAATACTTGATAAGGGCTTAGTAAAGGACTTGTTAGTAGGTAAGTATAAAGACCCGACTCTTAACCAACTCTCTACTAGGTTAAAGCAGATTGGCAACAAACAACTTGGGGAGATATTTAACCCGAAAGAAGTACGGGCGCTACGTGATTACCACACGCTGTTGAAGGCAGTACAGAGAAATCAGAACGTAACTGCCGGTGGTGGTTCTACTACTGCTGATGCTATGTCTATGTCTCAGTCAAGCAAAATGAGTGGTATAGCAAAAGGTGTTATGCAGATAGCGGCACTGAAGGCTGGTATGGGTTATGCTTATAATGCGGCTACTGGTATCTTGAAGGGCATGTACCAACTAGGTATAAAAAACCCACAGACTGTAGGGCAAATACTAGAAGAGGCCGCATATAACCCAACACTAGCTAAACAAATGATGGACTTAGCAAAGAAGGCTGGCACTAAAAACCTGTCTAAAGTTGAGGTTAATTCATACCGTAGAGCATTGCAGCAGTATACCCAAAGCGGGTATATTTCACCGATAGGTAAAACACAAAAACCAATGTCAATGTATGGCGCACCGCCAGCAATGGGCTATGGTTACGACGAACTCATACAGAGAGAACTAGGAGCAAACTGATGGCAAAATCATATGGCGGGAAGAAAACAGCAATGACCCCAAAACCACCGAAGAAAGCACCCAAGAAAGGCGGCAGAAAATCACCGTTTAAGAAGTAACTTCATCCACCGGAGATAACGATGAATAGACAAGTAAGTTTAGCGCAGGAAGTCGCAAAATCAACACCGCCTATCAGTGTAGCAGGAGCGCATATTTTAGGGGTACATTTCAGCGATTGGGTATTAATAATGACGGGGGTGTATTTAGTGTTTCAGATCATCGTTATTCTGCCGAAAGTTTATCATACGATAGTTGATAGGCGTAAGAAATGAGTTTATCCCGCAAACAATCTGATTTTCTCTCTGACTTTGCCGTATTGATTATCTTTATCAATCAGCAACCGGATATGTATTGTACTGCCGGTGAGTTGTTTAGAACAGCGTATCAGCAACGAAAGTATTTGGAAGACGGAAAAAGCAAAACATTAAAGTCGAAACACCTGAAACGTCTCGCAGGAGACCTTAATATCTTCTACCATGGCTTACCTA